CAGAAGGTGAATATCTTGAGCGGGGTGAAAGTGCCCGCGATCGCGATATTGCCTGCAGCCGTCCAGGTCGCAGTGTTGCCGGTGCCGCCGACCACGTTGAAGCAGCCGCCGCCGACCACGCTCGAGTTGAAGCCGATCGGAATTGTCCAGCCGGTGACTGCCGCCGAGCCGGTGATGGTGAAGTACGGTCCCGAAGGCAGCGTCGCGCCAGCTACAGACGCAACGTTTGCGGTCGGTGCCGTCCAGTCCGTGGCATAAGGATTGTTCCAGCCCGCGACCCAGGTACTGGTCAGGGTGGAGCATAGCCACTGTGCACCCGTTAGGACGTTCACCCAGGGGGTTGCCGGGGTGGCGGTCGCGGTGCAAGTGCTGCTCATCGCCGGATCGTTGGCGAACAGGCCGTTCGGCAGGGGGTTTGCGCCAGTGCCGAGGGTGGTGTTGTAGCTCGGCGCCACCAGCACCATCGCTCCGGTGACGTGGGGCGAAGCTTGCGTGCCGAGATAGCCGCGGTTCACCGTCATGCAGCCCGAGGTCGAGTTGACTTGCCACACGCCCATGGCTTCACGGTCGACGTAGATGATCGACGCCGGGGTTCCGGGGAGAATCGGGTTGGTGATCCCGGTGACGGACGCGAGACACACGTTCGTCGACTGAATCGTCGGCGAAGTTCCCGAGTAGCCAGCGGGTCCGGTGACGGCACCGGAGAGAGTGGTTTGCACGAGCGCGGTCTGGCCGAAGCAAGCTCCAGCCAAACCCGCCAGAAGAACGAGAGTCGATGCGATAGTTCGTTTCATGGTCTGTGGGTTCTCTTTTCTTTGGATTGTTGAGGGGTTGGTGAAACTGCTTACGAGGTAATGCGAACCGCGGCTTGCGGATACATGGTGAGCCACCCGCCGAGCACGTCGAGACGCATGACCAGCCGATCGGTGTTGATGTCCGGTTGTCCCCACATGCGGATTGCCAGGCCGAGTTCTTTGTCGGCCGCCATCTCCATCATGTGCTGGTTCTCGTACATCTCGAGATCCGCGCAACCGAAGGTGAAAGCTTCCGGGTGGAATGCGACGCCGCGATAGGACTGAACCGCAGTCGCGCCTTGCACCGTGATGCCGGCCAGGTTGATCGGAGAGAGATCGACCGTCTGGTAAGGACCAGCCAGGGTGATGCCGTCGCCGTCTACGCAGGCGATGTTGATGGTCGCCGTTCCGGTGCCGCTTGAGGCCACGTTATTCAGCACCACGAAGGGGCGTAAGTCACCCGTCGATTGCCGCGTGAGTGGGTTGATGCGGTGAACGCCCGCGAAGAAGATGATGTCTCCCGTGCTGAGCACCGACGGAAGGTTGATGGTCCAGCCCGAAGTCGCGATCGAGCTGCCGGTTTGGTTCGCCCCGGCAACGACAGGCGAGCCGCCCTGGATGCCGGTGGTGAAGGTCGGAATGTTCTGCGACATGAACCAGTCAAAGCCCAGGCCCTTCGCGACCAAGCCCTTGAAGTAATCAGACTCGCCGCCCTCGCCCTTCACCAGGTTGCGCATGAAGGCGTAGTTGGTGGCGCCGGAGCCGGTCGAGACCAAGCCCTGCAATGCGGGGAAAATCGCGCGTTGCATGCGTGGCGAGATGTGCACCGAGAGACCTTCTTCGTCATCGATCGGGAAGCCTTCATCGGCCAGGATCTGGAGTGCGTTCAGGTACGTGTCTGCGGTCGACGGGACCGTGCCCGGGGTTCCGACTTCTGCCGGCACGTTCACGAACTGCTGCAGGCCGGCGAAGTCGATGTCATTCGCGATCTGCACGATCTTTGGTTTCGTGACGCGGTTGGTGAAGTCGTCGAGGGACAAAGAGAGATCCGAAGACGTGAAGGCGCAGGCCTGCTGCCACTGCGTGTTGAGGATCAGAGGAACCGAGCGTTCAATGTAGTCCTGCAATTGAATGCCCTGGCCGGCGGTCGAAACCGAGCGCGCGGGTTTGCGGATGTTGATGACGTAGCCGATCTTCGCTCCGGTGCGGCCGAACTTGTCGTCGTAGCGGCGCGCCACTTTCTTGGTGAACGAGATCGAGTTCTCGAGCACCAGAAGATTCTTGAAGCTGATCTCCTGGTTGGTGAGGATCATGTTGGACATGCGGAAAAGTCTCCTGTTTACGCCCCCGCCCGCTGCGCCGCCTTGAAGGCTTTGAAGTCGTGATTCTTGGCGGCTTCGCGGGAGGTGAGCGATGAGCTGGAAGCCGAAGAAGAGAGCGGACGAACCGGGTCCGGAATCTTTTTGGGCGCGAGTTTAGGTTTGGGTTTGTCTGCGCCGCCGGCTTGGTTAAGTTCGCGGGCCTTGGCGGGCTTCAGCCTGTCGGCGAGCCGGCCAATTTCGATCACGGCAGACAAAGGACTCATTTCCGCGACGCGGTTTGCGTAGTCGGGGTGCTGGCCAAGGTAGTAGGTCACTTGGGCCCCGTTCGCCAGTTCCTGGACCGCCAGGTACACGCTGTCGTGGATGGGAATTTTCGAACCACTCACTACGTCGTCCCAGTCGTCGTGCTCTTCCTTGAAGGCAGCGACTTGGGATTGGTAGTTTTGGAAATTTGCTTTCAGCTGGGTGTCGATGCGTTGCTGCGCCGACTCCTGCTGCTCTTTGCCGCGGCGCAGGGTGTAGCGGTATTCGAACTGCGCATCGGCGAACTCTTCATCGGTCTTGAAATCTGCGCGTACTGGCGCTTTGGGGACGACGGCGACCGGCGCTTCTTTTTTCTCGACGCCTTTGCCCGCCTCGAGCGCGGCCAGACGATCCGCGAGTTTTCGGTTCTCGTCTTTCAGATCCTTGGTGGCTTTCTCGATGGCGCGCTGCTTGCGTGATTTCTTGGGCAGGGCTTCGAGGCGCTCGCGTTCTTTCTTGTCTTCGGCAGTCTCGTTTTCTTTCTCCGCTTCCGCTTCCTGCGTGGCTTCGAACTCTTCCTGCGCGGCTTCAAACTCTTCGGCGGTTTTGAAGTCTTCCTCTTTGGGCGCGACCGGCTCGACGACTTCGGGCTTCTCCGGTTCGTGGCCGTGCTCGACTAACACCTTCTCGATCGCTTCCTTGGTGGCTCCGACCGACGACGACTGCATGATGATTCCTGATGGCATCACTTCCTCCTGTTTGGGGTTTGTGGATTATCGGAATTGATTTACTGCTGGGGCCCGCCCATCGGCTGCGGACGTGGTGTCGGCGAAGCCGGTGTGATGGGTTGAACTTTGGGTTCGACTGCGTTCGGCAGCTCGGGCGTCTGTGGTGCGTCGCCGGCGTCGTCTGCGATCGGCTGCTGCTCGCCGATGAGCTGCATGCGCTGCGTGATGGCACTCAGCTGGGCATCCATCGCGGCCTGGGCTGCGTCGTCGTGCGCGGCCAGGCGCTGGACCATGATTTGCGTCCAGTTGTTCATCAGCGCGATGCGTTCCTTCGACTCAAGCTGCAAGCGCGTGGTGCGGATGGTGTCCGAAGCGCGGCTGATCTCCTGCACCATGGTGTCGTGCACCTGGGTCATCTGCTGGATCTGCGCCATCGCCTGTTGAAGCTTGGATTGCGTGTCACCTGCGTCCTGATCCTGCAAAGCCGGTGGCAGCATCTTCTTGAAACGGTCGGCGAGCCGGTCGGCACCCGCAAAGTCGGCATTCTCCGCCCAGAGATCCCCACAGATCGGCAACATCTCTTGCGGATTCTGCTGAATCACTGCGGTGAGCGCCGCGAAGCCTTCCTGGCGGGCTTCCTTGTACATCGGGCCGCTTGAGAGCGTCAGATCGTAGTCGCCAACGCCGACGTCATAGGCTTTCTTGATGCCTTGCTGCGCGTCGAGCAGTTCCTGGGCGTCGGCGGAGCTCGAGGGACTATTCGGCGTGTCGTTCTGGGAGTTGTAGATGGCCGCGTGCTTTACGCTGTCGTCGGGGTTGATGATGCGCTGCAGCCGCGCGGTGTTGATCAGCTTCGGCCAGAGATCGAGCAGGATCTTGCCTTCGTAGCAGATCGCTTGGTTCAGATTCTCGTGCCAGGCCACCGCGCCGGTGTCCGACTGCGACTGCCGCTTCATGATGGCGAAGCCGGACTCCTGGCCGTTCGATTCCTCGCCTAAAGATGGCCCATAGATCCCGATGACCGCCTTCATGTCGTAGTCGGCCTGCTTGATCACTTCCGCCATCGCCTGGATCGGAGCTTCGCGGCCGGCGCGTGTCGGAGGTTGCAGTTGCTGGCCGGCGTCGTTGTAAGACTTGTAGTACAGGTGGGAAAAGTTCTTCTTGTTCATCAGGCGGTAGTCTTCGCCGAACTGCTGATTCTCGAATGGCACCCAGAGCGGATCTTTGCTGACCAGGTCCACCTGCTCGACCTGCCTTGTCACCATGAAGTCGTAAATGCGCTGGGCGTCTCGGTAGTCGCGCACCATGCCCGCCCGGTGGATCTCGCCGTTCACGTTCAATCGCACGCCATTCACTTCGGGAAACGGCAGATAGCGGCCCAGGTAGTCGTACTCCTGGATGATCGACAGGGCGTCGTGCTTCACGCAGTGCACTTTGCGAATCACGGTGTCGCGCTTGCCAACGACGCGAGCTTTGGTGAGGTCGTCGATGATCTCCTCTTCGAGTTTGGTGGTGCCGTCGTCCAGCTGGCAAAGAACTTTGGGTAGCAGTTCGATCCACCAGTACTCCGCTACGCGGCAGCCGTCCTTGGTGACCCACTGCGGCTCGGCGTTGCCCTGGTTGGTGGGGAAGCC